CCAGTGTCAGCCTACAGCACACTTTCGCGGCTGCAGGTTTATATTTTGGGCGGTAAGTATACAGGTGCCCTAAATCGAGGAAAACCTATAAAAGTACCCAAGGTTAAGTCCTCAGCGGCTGCTGTAAAAACAGTAATGAGACCACCTGGTTTGATGTTAGCAAGAAAGCCACTAAGCTCATAGCCATAACCAGAAGCACATCCAAAAACAGTTCGACCAGTGAAAAATTTGATCTGACTGTGGAACGGCACTTCAAATTCAAGAACACTATTCACTGATGATGATGCGACTGTGCCTCCATTGCAAACATTTCTGTATCTACCCATAGTAGTAGCTGCATATTTGCTTTGAGAGTCGGATAAATAGTCTGGTGAAACACCTATATAAGACAATGCTTCTGTTTCCAACACACGATTGACAACGCCTACGTCTCCATGAGAAGGCACTAACTTCCATCGCGTACCGCCTCGAAGAGTGACAAAAGCAGGTCTATAATATGCTAAATACGTCATTGTAACATAATTAATTCCTTCATCCGATGAAGTTCTATGCAAATAATGTGTTGCGTCAGTGACAGGATTAGTGAGTGAAGGGAAGGGATACAACCCGTGACTAAAAATGGTTATGTGCTCGTAATCAGTCGCACCATTGACAGTCGTATACAAACAATAACGCTTAAGCAAGTAACGTATAGAGGGACATACTTCACCAATATAAACTGATGACACTGCATCTGTAGTGCGGAATTTTACTCTCAAATCCGCACTAGGTATGTCGTCTCTACCCTTTCCCACGTTAACTGGCTCATCACCCGAATTCGGCACCCATTCTATTGGAACAGAACGGGGGCTAAAGCCATTCAAATCATTACCACCTGAAACATAAACCAGGATACTAACGTCTGTGGGCGCACCAACTGTAGTTGAAGAGGAGGTTAACTCATTCAATACATAAAGCGTTAGAGTTCCATTATCTGAGGCTGGTGCTATAGTAGTCTTAGGCACTTCATCGTATGGGGTGGACGTCAGGGGGGGATAATTACGCAAAACACCATAAGCGCTATTGTAACTTATCTCAGCTTGAAACGATCTAGAATCAGCTAAATCTATAACCGCGCAATACTGCACATTCTCCTCCTGTTGTGCATTGTTTTTTGCGGGGCCAGGATCGTAAACTAACAACAATCGGCCCCTATGAAAACTTGTTGATATCACGTCAAACCTAAAAACCATCGTACCGTTCCAAAAAGCAAAGGGTAACATTGCCCCTGTAACAGCAGGCATATAGTAATCTGTATCGTCGATGTACTTATAACCTGGTGAAACCGCGGCCGAAAACAAAGAAGTACCCGTTAAAGCAGACTTACTCCATGGTTGAATGTCCAACAAAGATGGTATAGTAACTATATTAGCAAAAGCCATATCATCCCTATCAGAACCAACAATATCGGGGTCAACACTAACACACTGACTGGGATTTAAAGTCAGTTTCAAAGAATTGTCTGTGCCAACAGCATGCGAAATCGAACTAGCTGCTCTAGGAGCAATAGGCTGTGGTTCATTTTGATTCATTGGTCTAGAGTATCCAAACAACTTGGCAATTTCACTAGCTGTTGATGCTACAAATCCAGCAGTGGCCATACCTCCTAGTCCAGGAACCTTGCTCATAGCATTTAAAGCATTTCCAACTTTAGCAAGGGGTACTGAAACTTTGCCATCATTAGCAGATTGTTGTTCTTGACCCGATTGTGCTTGCATAAGCTCTATATTGTTAGCCGTCAAGCCAGCCAATTCAACATTATCCAACCAAGCGTAAATGGCGATATTAACCAATGATTGGTTGGTATTATCAGAAACATTACGCAACCGATCTAATATGTCGAAATGTAGCATGCCTTTAATTAAACCAACAGAGATAATATCAGGCACGGGTATGTAATCTTGATTCCAAATAAATGGCAAAGTAAACTCACCACCAGTAGAAGTACTTGGGTCAATATTAACGATTTGGCGTTGCGATCTAATCATCTTAGCTCCAAATCCAGAACCATCTGTATAACGATCATTAATGCCCCATGACTCCAAAGGCATATAAGATACTTGCATCCTGCCAAATAAAAATGGATTGCCCGTAACCACTATCTTCAACTTTAAATTCCCTTTAAAAAGAGAATAATTGCACATCCTATTAGTGACACGTGGGTTGTCAAAGTACAAGTACCAAGGTGCATACACATCCAACGGCAACTGAGTGTGCGTGCTGGACCATGTAATATCCTCGATTCTGGTCGGCCGTGCAAAGAAATTATGTAGATCCTCGTTGTGCATATTAACACTGTTGGTGTGCGTATCTACTATGGGTCTATCTGCGTGTTCCACGACAACTTGGTTTTCATCGAACTGCACGTTTGAAATAAGTGTTTCTTCACCACTATTTGGGATATAACACTCTTGAACATGTATTTTTGTATAAATATGTAAATATGTATGTGAGTCTTTGGGAATAGTCTTGGAATCCAACTTTATGACTCTATCTTTCGTATATAAATATGTAGCGGTGTATTATAAACATGTGGTAGTAACACCAAACTACCACGTCTCTTACCTCTAGCCTTCGGCTTCATCACAAAGTGGATGGTAAGGAGTATCCACTCTGAAACCGCTTTGCTCGATCCTCTTTTTCCACATGAGAAGTTTATCCTCATACGTGTGTTGTAAACCTCTAATCCTATTACTAAAGAGGTTTTTGTCGTGTAACAGCCTACCTATTTGATCACGACGCACTGTGTACACTTTGTCACCATGAAGGGACCATTCATCCAAAGCGGATTCTATATTGTCCATAGTTATAAGTGCAACAGTGTTTGGGGGTTTGGGTTTATTAATGGCATATAAGCGCTTAAATATAGATTGTTCGTCCAAAGGGGCATAAATCCTATTGCCTTCCTTTCTAAATCCACGCTTTAAGAAAAACCCATGGGCTACTTCATGCGGAGTTGCAAAAGCATGCACAGTACCCACCTTATTTGCAGGGGTAAGGATAACATCAAACTCCCTCGCTATTTCGGCTATTTTAACCATGTCAAACCAATTACATTTGCGAGATACACCGAAACCATTGTCATCACCATAAGTAGCTAGAGCAACATAACGTCTAAAGGGTTCAAGCTTGGGTTTAAACAATGTTAGCGAAGCGTTATACATCCTCTGGTGCGAAATGAAATACCACACACGATTATAAATAGAGTTGCATATACAATTCCTAAGTGTGGTGTCATTGCTACCACTTGGACCCATACCACGCATCTGCAATATCTCACCAGCAATATCCAACACTGGGTAACACATATCAGTCGCCAAACCCTTTATTACCGCCAAGGCATCCGGTGTGTAACCCAAGCCTCGAGCTATCTCATACATAACCCTGTAGCTCGCTAAAGTAATCTGTGAGGAAACACGCAAGTCATACTTACTGTAATCCATTGCACCCATACGGCTCTCTCCAAACTGAGAAACATGCGAATGCAAATCTTCCCACTCAGACCCATATGGGTTTATTCCCAACATACTCTCACTAACAAACCTGTTGTCGCATAAAAACGCAATAATGGGCAGGAGGTATTTACGTGCAACCAACTGTAAAGCTATAGGCGCACTTTGTACTAACCTAACCTTGGATTTGGTCACAATAGTAGGCTCTATCTTAGGAAACACTCCAAATATGGGGTAAGTATTATTCCCACGTACATATTCTCCTTCCATCCTATCCGCTTCCTTTTCAAACATATCAGTCGACCAAGCCCAGCGTAAACCTGTTGGAGAGTTATATTGCCGGGCATATCTGCTCTTGGGTGCATTTAATGGGGGCCCCGTAGACGTGCTCATGGTCATAGCCGACATGTATTTAGAACTAGTCCTACCATTAACGACTTCTTCTCTACCCAACGGCCTGTATTCATGTTTATCACAAGACTGGCAAATCGCTAATAGTGGTGCTAAGTAATCCTCCACGGCCCAATCCACAATGTCGATAGGTATCATGTCACTAGTATGGGTCGAATACTTCAGGGAGAATAGCCATTTTGCTTGGTTATCATCACCTTCAGGACCACGTAATCTAGGCGCGTCCCATCGGGTACTCATTCCACAATACTCCTCTAAATGCTCAGCTAACAAAGTTGGTCGCACCCCATCTAAGTCATTAAAAGAGACTAAAGCAGGGGATCTGCCATAATGCAAGTACTCACCTGGTTCCATGCGATACATTATGCTTTTCTGGGAAATGCCGTGTACAAGAGCGCGTTTACCATAAATATCGCGGCGTAAAGCACCAGAATTTGCTACTTGTAACGCAGACATATGAGAGTCTTCGACACACACGTGTGAAATGTTGTCACGTATCCAGTTACCTGTATGGGGCCAACCTCTTATACTGTCCTCCTTGAAAGTAGTACTATTTAACACATCCTTGGCACCAACATGTATGGCGACTATACAAGCCGGATTAGTAGGTGTTATGATAGGTGACCCACTCATACCTACATACCCAAACTTAGCTGTGTAATCAAACCCATCATAAAATATCTTCGCTTCACTGTAATCACATGCATGTAAGGTTGTGTTCCGGTAGGCATAATTAAACCTACCATTAGCTTCACCAATTACTCCGTGCCTATCCCTGTAAACAGCAGTAACGTGTTGGATTCTATTAGGAATGATCGTCGGCATAAACTTGGTAAGGTCTTTAACTGGACCTACTTTCGGACAATAAAATACGCAAACATCTCCTGATCTGGCTAAAACAGACGATTTATAAAAGGTAAACCTAAACACCGCATTTTTAGTAATAACTCCACCTCGCTCATCATACAAAATAGGTTTACGTATAACTTCATACCTAACTGAGTCTCGTAAGCCATGGGCCACAGTCATTAAGACATTGGACTTGATTGCTGTAGCCACCGCGAAGGACGGCTTTGACTCGTCAACTGCACGAATTTTGTAAACCTGTTTATGCAACAACTGTAACAAATTGCCCTCATTAATGTCGGCACTATTGGGGCATTCATCAATGTTAGATTGGTACGCAGTTATATAGCTCATATCAGCATACTTATGAGCCTTTGCAATAGCAGCTTCCTGGTCAACTTCATACCCACCGGTAGCAACTAAACCTAAGTGGAGCCGGTAATGCTTAAGAGCATCTACAATAATCTTCAAAACCATAATCTTGTATGCCCGATCTGTATATACTGGCATTTGTTTTAAAAACGTTTTTGCGTACTCATTATCAGACGCCATAATCTCATCCTTGGCTTGAATAACCACGTCTAAAACACCATCCATATCCCAATAGCACACATCTTTATACCAATCACACCATGCTTTATACTTTTCGTATAGCCAGTAAAACCAACCCCTTTTATGGTGGTAACTGACCAACTGTTGTACACATAACTTAGTGACAACACTTTGTGTGTACAACTTGCAAACTGTGATAATGGGGTAAAACAAACACAGTGACCACCTCACATGAGTCACTAAGAAAATTGGTTTCATGTTAATGACACCCATACAAACAGCCCTAAGAGCAGAAAACCCGATACCTAACGTGACACACATATGAGCACCACTCCAAAACAGCGAGTTATATCTATTAACATTATCTCGAATGTCACTAATGACAGGAACGTTGGCCAATAGAACTCGGGACGTCAAACGGTCCTCAACATCAATACAAGCTAATGGTGCTAAAGAGGAGAAAACTTTAAGCTTATTGCGTACTCGCTTAAATAATTTTTCAAGTAACATTATTGATTTTATTTGCATCACTCCGTCAGTATCACCGAAAATACCCCTAGTCTCGTTGATGGTAGTATCAACCCTATTAAACAGATAATCACGCAAACTATGTCTAAACTCATCTACCACATCTATATGGCCACTGTTTGATTCATAACCTCCTTCACCAGGCATTGAGAAGAAAGGCTCTTCATGTCCACACTCACCGGAATCATTTGAACTACCTATAATAATATCTCCTGGTAATTCTGGAACACTAGTTGATTCAATTTCAGCGCTCCCTAGCATAGGTTCCAGATGTGTGGGTATCATTGTCGTTGGGGGTAACGAAACGGCTTCCAACGGGCTCGTACCGACATAACTAACCCCACCTACATCATGACGAGGTAGCTCAAAACCAGTGGCACGATCGTACAAGGTGGGACATGCACACATTAGTGGTTCACCAGCACCGCATGAAGAACATTGCCAATTGCAAGTGCAATGCTCTATGGCGTTGCGACACTTAAGACAACCTAAATTTCTGTCCATATTCCTAACATTCTTTAAAAGTGCTGCCTGCTTAGCGTACCATCTAGTACTCTTCATTGACAAGTAAGATATAAGTTCAGCAATGCCTACATTTGCCAACTCCCTATCACCTACCTTAGCTAACTTATAACGCCAATGGTCTGGAGCATGCTCTCGTACGGCTTCACTAAAAGTCAATTTTACCCCAACAGGACTAGAAGCATAAGTTTCAACCTCATAAATATCGAATTCATATATATCTGGAAAACACAAATGCTCAGTGTTTGGAGGTAATTTGGAATCATCCAACCCAGGCCCGTAAACGGTATGACCGTTATGAACCGCAGTAGTCTGATACTCTCGTTTGACTCTTTGTACGTAAGCAACATTTATCCGTGACATGACAGCGGAATGCTCACGCACATTTTCTAAAATATCAAGGCTAGGAACATTAGTGGTCATAAAAAACAATTTAATGAGCATCCAGACTCTACCCTTCTCACTTATCTCAGCCTTGTTCAGGACATGCGGATGGTTATTTACAAACCTAATAATCATCTCACTCCAAGTCACATTGCCATTATAAAAATTACATATATCATCACCTTCTAACGCGGTCATATAGGGCTTAAATGTAGAAAAGTATTTATCTTGTTCATCGACAGTCCCAATGTATTCTTCTCCATTTTTAAACCCATTAAGGTGTAATAGCAATGGTACTAACTTTTGCATTAAGAATGATTTACCAGTTTTTGACTGGCCCATTGCTAGCACGGTGAATGGACGCACTCGCAATCCACTCATGCCTAACCTCTCAATAATTTTATTATGTTTAGCGGTGAGATCATTCAATGCACGATCAAGAGTGATACGCATGCGTGCGTCAACTAAGGGTCGAAAATCAGCCAATGTCGTTCGCGTCTGCCGCACTAACACTTCATAATCACTCTCCGTCATCTTCGCAATCAATTCCAGATTACCGTTATTATACATATCATAAAGACCAACCACTCGCATGTACTCCTCATATGCCCGCATATACGGGCTATTGCGCGTTAAAGCCTCAACAAATGAACCTGTCTCCTTATATGCTTTAACAGTATTAAGCACATCACTGGTCATCTCCCATAGCCACGTTATTGCGTCCTTAGAATTCCATTTAGCATTCCGTACTCTATACAAAAAAACCCGCAAATTATCCACAGTCAACTCAGCCATACCCATAGGATTAGTGGCGAACATTATAAAGTAATTCCCAATGACTGTTAAAAACTTGCCTAGCGAGCTTTCCAAAAATGTTGACCAACCACGCATGCCTGCACTCACCATATCTATTAAGGCATTAACGGACAAATCTTTACACTTAGTTTTAATTTCATTATAAGTGATTGAAAAATTCCCAGCAACTCCTATAATAGTGTCAATGTGGTGCTGTAAATGGACTATGGAATACGAGGGGTCCATATCAACAATCAAACGATATATTGATAATATAGCATCATACCAAGATGAAGTACGATAAGTTAACCATAAATCCAATAAGACCTTTTCCATTTTCTCCATCTCAACGTCACTAACTTTACTCAAGTCAAACTTAGGCATCAATAAGCTATAGGTATTCTTTCCCCACTCTACCCCTGGTATTTTGGAGTGGGCAGTATTTAAACATTGTTCGTCTCCGGAATTGGGTACACAACTATTAGTTTTAAACTTTGTTCGCTTACGGTGTTTCCGAGCAAAATAATACCCTCTAGGAGAGCGCACTACTTTAACATCAGGTTTCCTATTCCTCCTATTATTGTCACGCCTACTGCGGTAATGTTTCCTTCTATCGACCTTATTAATGTCCCACTCCATATCGTCACACCAGTCATCCAATGTTGTAGACATGCTGGGATGATGAACTACCGTGTTATCTAGAGTAGGTAATCGTTTAGTAGCATAGTTAGTTTTACAACATTGCTGAATCCCTAAATTCCACCACTTATGGGAACAGATACAACTACAAGGTGATAAACTCCATGAGTAACCCAAAGGCATGTTGTAATTGTACTGCAAAGTGCATCCATCTAACGAAATAGCCTCATCACTGTGGTGATAAGGACACATAACGGAATAACACATCCCTACCATATTTCCAAAAGGTTCACATACAGCAACATCACTAAGTTGTATTGAACCATCAGTGTCACAATCGCCTGTGTGACAAGAGTAACCTGACTCCAGAAGTTCGGAGCGAGTAACATCCTCTTCTAATAATGAAACTCCTTTGTTCAATGAGTAATAGCACCCAGGCTCGTCACCTGGGTGAAGTTCACCCTCATCTCTACTAGTAGAACTATTCGCTGCAACAAACTCAAATGACAATCCCATGATGCGATACCCGGGAAAGCCATATGAATTCGTCCAGCGGAGCCCGCTAAATGGACGAAGCCACATAGCTCGACACGGCGGTCGTAACACCCCAAAAAGGGGCTTAGTACCTGGTTCATCACACTTTATTCGCCGCGGGACAGCGAGTGCTCACCAGCTTGGTTAGCCGAAGATCTGCCTCATGTTTCGAGTTCTCCATACTTGAAGACCGTTAGGGTTCATTAGGCCCTCACAAGGTTTCCTTCCGACGCCAATCACCGAGTCTTTGGGGGCGGGTCCTATTTTACAAACCTATCACACAGATGCAAAACGTCCCCACGGTGGCATTTATTACAATAAGAACACCACTACTTACGCCTGCCATATCTAGCCTGACACACCGTTGGCTCTTCTTACCAAGAACAAAGCTCAGCAAGGATAAACACATCGATTACGGTACTTCCTTATCTCAATGAGGTCGCTGATTACGACATTACCTCTCCACGACTTTATTTACAGTCGGATCGTGGTGCAGGAGTTACTCCGATCAACACGTAGCCACGTGTTGGTATAAATGAACTGGGTGATACCTCAGTTCTGTGCACTTAAAAATGCACCTGGACCCACCTAATGTGGGCACCAGTACCTGTTTCCAAACCAATGTTGGTTGCCTCTACGGCCGCAATATCTGACATGTTCACTGTTTACCTTACAATGAACGGCAAAGATCATACACTCACTAGGATCACTAGGAGTTAACAACTCAATGGGAACGCCACGAGTATCATGTACAAAAAATTTTTCGTCTAT